GTATAAAAGTTGTACCTCCAGCTAAATCTGCTAAAAGGATATAATCCCTTGCTGATACTTTAGTTTCTGCCATTTTATTTTAATTTTGAGTTATTATTAAATTATAAGTTATTATTGTTCTCCATATGTTATCCGAAGGGTTTAAACCATCTAAATTTCTAATTGCACCCACTACCAAACTTGAAGCATAAAACCCATTTGATAAGGTTATGTCCGTGTCGGAATTGATTGCAGATAGTATTAAATCGCTTATTGTTTCGGCTCTTTTATATCCAAAGTTACTATTTTTTATTACAATGTCAACATCAATAGCTATAGAGTTGGTATAACTGATTTTGCCTTGTTCCTGACTTGAACTTCTGCCACTCATAATGATATATTCATTAGGTGCGTTATCAGGAGCAATCCCATCATAAACAGGCAATCCACTTGAACTTGTCAAGTTGGTATAAAACCATTTCTTTATTTCTATATTAGGATTTAGCATTTAATAAGTTATTTATGTTTTGTATAAGTTTTGGCTTTTCTTGTTCATAAGCTGGTATTAAGAATGGTTGTGGTCTTAACCCTTTTCTTAATATTTTTAAAGCTATTATGTATGCTAAACCTTTTTGATTTTTGCCATTACCAATGCCTTTTGCTTTTACCCACAAAGCTAATGCTTCAACCATATCTCTAAAACTGCCACCGCTTTTACCTTTGAATTGTTGTGCATAAGCCTGAAAGTCAGCAGGTACATTTACTTGTGGTCCAGTGCCAAATTCAACATAAGCTGAATATGAAGCATTTGCAGAAACTGTGTAAGTCAATTCACTTTCCTTTGTTAATGCAATTGAATTTCTTAATTGCCCAAAATTTACAGGTGCTAACTTTTTTGCATCACTTTGTATTTTAAGTGCAGAAGCGTTTATCTCATCGGAAACACCTTCCTTTAAGGCAATAGTTAAATTATCTAACTTACCTTCAAGTTCCTTCATTCCACTTAAACTTACTGTGAATGCCATTAGAAATACATTATTATTTCAAAAAATCTATGTGCATTATCTACATCCTTAATTGAGTGAATGGTGTATAAATCCCCTTCAACCTCAAGTTTATAAATATCGGTCAAAGTAATATCCCAACGGATAAATAGTTTAGCCATACGAGTAAAACTCAATTGTGCCTCTAATAATGCCCTATTTTGTTCTTGTGGGCGGAAATCACCCCAAGTAGTACCTTGTAGGTCATAAGTAGTTGTATAGCCTCCTTGCCCATCAGAAACGCTTGTAGGCACATAAACATTCACCAACCTAGTCATTGAGTTGGCATCAACATAATTGTCCTTGTGTAGTCCTATTCTCATATTATAAAATTGGGCTTGTTCTTGTCCATCTTTGACATACTCTCCAAGTCTTTTCACATATACCTAAATCATCAACATCCATACCCCTATTCTCATATCCGTGGTTAATTTGGTCTAGCATTGCTATTTTAAGTTCAGCAGGGCAAACTGAATAGCCTGTCTCATATTCTGCTCTTAAGTTAGCGTAAAAAGGAAATGCAATCTTTGGATACTGGTTACCGATTGTTCTTAATGTTGGTGCAGTTAATTCATTTCCTGATTGATTATCATCATAAACCTTTAGTGTCAATAAATCCATTGGACCGAATGGCAACTCAAAGTTTCCAGCTTCATTGTTAAAATAAACAACGGCAGTTTTAGGGATAATGCTAATGTTTGCAGCCTTTTCAACCGCTTCCCTTGATTGTGTTATTAATTGAGCAAACAAATCATCTTCAACATCATTAGTAACACGACAATATTGTTTTGCCTCTGCAACAGTTATAACTTCTTCAACAGGAGTTACATCTAAAAGCGTATAATCGTTTAAATATGAATAAGGCATATAATCTTTTTTACAAATTTAGTCAATTTATTACAATAAAAAACCCCCTACAAAATGTAAGGGGTAATTTATTATTCTAACCTTTAAAACTATGCGTTAATTGAAGCGTAGATTGCAGAATTAGATAACATCAAGTTAACTTCTTCCATACACTCAATTCTTGCAGTAATTAAGTTCTTTTGGAAGTTTGTTCCATTTTCATAAGAGAACTCAAGTGCTAAAGATTCAGTTTCTACTCTTTCAATGTAGTCGCTATCAATTACTAAAGCCTTATCATTAGTTACCCAAGATGCAGATACAACAGGTACACCCCATATTGTCATTCCACCATTAGGATTAACGATAACTGAACCACTACCAGCATAATAACCAGCAGCAACAGTTGCTTTCAATAATTTACCCATTTGAGACTCACTAACTAATACATAAGAAGCATTGTAGTTAGCAGCTTTTTGATTACCGATGTAATCAATCAATTGTAACAAATCATTAGTTTCAGATGTAGTTGTTGAACCTGTTGCAGAAGCACTAACTGTTGCAAAGAACAAAGCATTCTCTTTTTTGAAGAAATCTCTTTGTAATAATCTTGGTAAAGTTTGTGTAATGAAAGGTAAACTTTTAGCCATTTGTTTAGAGAAAGTTGTAAAACCAGCTATATAGTTAGTTACAATCTTTGTTTCAGTCAAAGCGTAGTTATTTTGACCTTTGTCATCACCTTCAGTTTGGAAACCGATGTTATTAGTTTCTCCAGCATCTTCAGCGTAATACACATAAAGACCTGTTGTACTTTTAACAGTTGGAATCAAATCACGGAAATTGATTTTTTGAGATGGGAATAACGCTTGATTAGGAGCGTAAGTTGCAACTGGGTCTCCAGTCAAACTATTGCTTAACAACATAGTCTTAACATCAGTTAAGTCAATACGATAAGAACCATTTGAAGATTTCAAAGCACCTTCAAATTCTGCCATTTTACCATCTAATTTTTCCAAGATAGCTTGGTCTAAAGACATAGATACTTTCTTTTCAGCTTTCTTTTGGTTAGCCATAATGCCATCCAATTGCTTTTGCATCTCATCTTTTACAACACTGATTTCAGATTTAACTGAATCAATTTGAGCAGTAACGTCGGATTTAATTCCTTTTACGTTTTCTGCCATTTCATTAATTACGTTTTCCATTTTTTACTTTTTAAATATTTTATTAAATTCCTTAATTGCCTTTAGGACTTCTTCATCATTATTTGAAACTTCCTCAACTATCGGCTGCGGTGCTTCTGCGGTCGCAGTGATTTCATCAACGATTTCAATTTCTAATAATTCAGATTGAATCCTTTTTATTTCAATCTCCATCAACGCAAAGGTTTCATCGGTGAAACGACCACCTTTAAACGCTTTCAAGAGTTTCTCAAGCCTGTTTGCTAATTGTTTTCTTTTTACTTCACTTTTAACTGAAATAGTTGGTGTTTCAGGGTTTGCTGCCCATAATACCGCACTACCTTCATAAAGTTTAAGTTCCGTAATTGTTCTTATGCCATCCTTACCTACACTTGAATTAATTGTAGTAAATCCAATTGAATGTTGGTTGATTAAGTTTGCTTCGTACATCTTTAGAATATCCTCACCTGTTTCAGTCATTACAATTGGAGTGATTGCTATTAACATATCACCTTCAACGTAAAGTTGTTCAGGCTTACCGATAACTGCTTCCATTTCTGCACAATGGTCAACTAAAGACCATATCAAGTTTTTACCTGCTGGACCTCTTTCTTTCAATGTTTTAGTAAATGCTTCAGGAACGATAATATCGTTATCTAAATCCACATTTCCTGTTCTTGCCCATACGGCTTTTACTCTGCGTTGTTCGGTGTCAACATCCATTACTTCGTAGCCATTGTCTTGCTTTTCAACAATAGTGTCTTTATTTGCGTAAGTTTTCATATTAACAAAGTTATATTTTTTTTTATTATCCTAATAGTCCTGCAATAAGATTTCCTAATTCCATACCAAAAACATTAGATAAATATCCCCAAATCATTCCAATTCTACCTTGTGGTGGTTGTTTATCGTAAGTAATCAATTTACCTCTTGCATCTCTTACTGCTTCATATCCCATAGTACAACGACAATTACAAACTTGAGACATAGGTGCTTTTGAATCACACGGATGGTCCATTAAATCAAATCCTGTTTTATAGTCTTTTACATGGAATTGTTTTTCCATTGGTATTTTAACTCCATCCATATGAAGGTGGTCGGTTTGGTCTCTTGGTTGCCTTCTTGTTCTAGCATCTTTAGTTGCAATCCATTCTTTATTTGTTTTTAATCCTGTGCTTATTGCACCCACTTGGCTACCTAAATTTGCTGCCCTTCCTGTTTCTGTTCTAGCAATTAACTCTGCTCTATAATCGGTAATACCAGCTGATTTAAGATGTTTAATGATATCAGTCAAAGGCAATCCATTATCCAACCCATTTCTAATATAACTATCTATTTGCTTCCTTGTAGTTTCGGTAATATCTTGAGCCAAAGTAGTTACACCATCTTTTTCTAATATCTTTAAAATAGCATAAGCAAACATATCCGTTTCTTGGCTTTTAACCTCCGTTCTTTCATAATTGGATTTAATGCTACTTTTAAGGCTTTTAGAGGACACTTGAGCCATTTTAGTACCAAGAGACACGTGAAGGGTTTTAATGGTCTTTTCAATGCCTTTATAGCCTATTGCGTTCAAGTCTTGGGTACGGCAATAAGTATCCACTTGTTTTTGTAGTTCTTTCTTGAACTTTGGTGAATATTGTTTTAATGCGTTGGCATATAGTTTTCTATAATCTTGCCATATCATTAGGCATCAATTTTTGCTATTAACTTCCCAGCTGCATTAAACACATCCGATTGCTTTTGTTGACCTGCTCTTTGTCTTATTGCTATTAATGCTGCTCTATCTACATTAACAAAATCACTTGTATAAATGTAATGCCAATGTTGTTTAGTTTCTGCGTTTGCTTGAGAATCAATACCTAAAAACCACTTACCATAAGCAGCCATTCCATTTTTCTCAATGTAAGTGTTTTCCTCACTTGCACTTGGTGGATTCCAAGATGAAGATTTAATCACTTTGCCATCCATAACTAAAGACATTGCTTTTGTTACTCCTGCTTTGTTAATTCCTGTTGTTGCTTTTAGTTCTTCAACTAATGCAAGGAATTTGTTGATATGTTCCATTATGATAAGGTTAAAAGGTAACTTGTTTGAGCTATTAATTGAGCAATTTCATCCACTTGATTTTGAATCCAAGTATCTTGATAAATAGTCTTTCTTTCTCTTTGTACAAAATCATATAAAGATTTGAAATAACTTACCAATTGTTGATGCCCTGTATAGTTTTGTAAAGTCTCTACTGAATATCCAACAGGTCTGCCATATATACCGCTTACGCTTTCAACTAATTCATCAATCTTTTCAACAATCTCATCATAATAGTTATTCAATGCTTTATGCTCCGAATAAGATGTTGTTTGGTGATGCCAAACAATTGATTGTTGCTTTGAATCGTGTAATTGAGATATAAATTCTACAAATTGCATATTATGGATTTAAATTGTCAGGAATAGTTAATGGTTGAAATTGGTCTATTGGTTGAAGCCCACTAGGAACATAAAGTTTTTCCATTTCTTCTGCTGGGATATAATCAGGTGTTTGTAACCCCATTATTTCCATCTTTTGAGCAGGTGCAATCCACCACGCTTTATCCAACCAACCAACTTGGTCAGTTTTATTTGCTTCTAATTCTTGATAAACCTTAACATCATAACCTACATAAATGTTAGTTCCTTTATAACCCCAGTCGGTGTGTAGTTTACGATTTAAGTTTGCAGTAAAGTCATTTAACAATGGCAATGCACAACGTAATGTCAAAGCCTTTTCGCCTTCTATTTGGTTGTTGTATGTTCTGCTTCCATCATCGTTTAATAACTGACTAGGCACTCCGTAAATATTACAAAGGGCTTTCATATCCCACTTTTCTGATTCAATGATATTCAATTCAACAGGAGATAATCCTATTTGTTTCCAATCTACTTTATAACCTGATACCGCAATTGAATTAAAGTTTGATGAACCACCTTTCTCGCTAATAGCCTTTTTAAGTGCTTGTGCTTGTTGTGTTCCACTTGTAGGGTCAAACCTATCATCATTCATAAATAAAACTCCAGCAGGTCCACCATTTTGGAATGATGCAACGGCAGCAGTTTTAGCTTCGTTACTTCTTGTCAATGTTCTTGCAGCAGCCATCAATGGAGATTGTCCGTACAATTCATTACCTGTAACCGACCAATAAGGATTGAAATATTTATCGTGCATTATCTCTTTGGTAGTGAATGACCAAAGTTTACCATAGAATAACTGATATCCCACTCTTATTGGAGGGAATACTTCAACATCTGCTATGATAGCCATATATTGAGCAGGTAATGCGTATAGTTCATAAGGTTTGCCACCATTAGCACCGCCTTCAATCATTTTAGCATAGATAAAAGAATTTCCTGTGATTAACTTAAATCCACAAGATTGCTCAATTAAATCTGCCATTGTATCTTCACCATTAGGGTATCTGATTAATTCATTTAACCTTGCATCACCAGTGTATAATTCAAATGCTTTTTTGTGTAAGTCGTTTACCTCTTTCCAATTAGTTATCTTGTCAGGTTGTGCTATCAATGTCTTGTATCGTTTAGCTGCAACCGCATCTACTTCTTTGTAGATATGAAAAGGAGCAAGTTTTGCCTTATCGGTAATAAGTTTAATGATAGAATAAACTATATCATTTTTTTGATAACCATCTTGAACATAAGATTGAGCATTTGCTCCTTGCCAAGTTACTATCCCCCTTTGTATTGCGACTTGAGAATTAAAGGGTAATTGCGGTGTAACTGTTTGAGGCTTATTTAATCTTAAAAAATCTAACAATCCCATATTAAATGTATTTTGACAAAGTTATTGAATTTAAACTAAAAAACACTTACGGCAAATTTTGGTGTGTATTCAAAGAACATTCTCATTGCCAAACAATCCGAAAAGTCAGGGGAACGACCAATGGCTGCTTTTACTTTATCCTTTGGAATTATGCCTTTGCTTGAATCATTATCAACTCCCTTTTGTTTTACTTGTTCTAGTTCCTGAATGATTAATTGTTTTTGTTTGCCATCGGCTTGAATGTATATCTCTGATTTATTGATAAAATCGGATAACTTAAAATAACATTGGCTTTTAAGGTTATCGTAATTTTCCTTTGAATTAGTAATTGGGTTTTTTAATGGTGAACTATTATTGACAAATCCTTTACAACGAAGGATATCAACAACTCCACCGCCCACTCCATCTTCATCCACTACAATATTTGATGTTGGTACTTTATTTTCTAATGCGTAGTTCTTTATAAGTTCAGCGACCTCAACAACTGATTTACCATTGAATTGATGAAACCGAACACGAAACCCACTCCATACACCAATAACTGTGCTATCATTACCAAAACGTGCCACATCACAAGTAATATAAGGATTCCCAATAGGTACAAAAGTATTGGTAAATGAATCAAGTATTTTATCATAGTCTATAAGTTGAGCAGGGTCGTTTGAATATTCCCAATTACCGAATAATAATCTTTCTTTGGAAACGGAATCAAGGGTTAATAAGTTGGCTTTGTAGTGTTTTGATATGAAAGGATTATCATCTATTAACGAAGGAACAAACTTTTTATTGTCAGCTATTGAATTGTCAGTTTGCGGTTTATAGAACTCGGAATAAGTCCAATTCTTTGCTGGGTTACAAGTGTAAAGTATTTTAGGTATTAAATCGTTTTGATCTAACTGAAACCTTATCCTTGATTTAATAATATTCCTTGCTTTGTCATCTACTTGGTTTGCTTCATCTATGAAGGCATCAGTAATCTCCAGTGAACCTAATTCATCAAAGTTTGGGTCGCTAGGATATGAGTAAAGGTCTTTAAGTAGAATTGTTGAGCCATTAGGGAAATCAATTTGGCTTGTTTGACCATTGTATTTGTAATGAACACCTGATTGTAACCCTTGCATTTTTGCTACTTGAAAGAATGAAACTAATGTAGTTTCTTTTAGGGTTTTAAGTACGGCACGACCAATTAATCCTCTTGTATTGGGATATTTTAATCTTTGTTTAAGTTGCCAATAGCATCCGAGCAAAGTTTTGCCACCTCCAGCTCCTCCTCCGAAAAGTATTTCGTTTGTTTTATTGTCCTCAAGTAAATCTAATGCAATGGTTTGTTTTATGGATAATTCCATTATAGGCTTCCTTTATTTTCTACATAGGTTTTCTTTTCTTCCCAATTTATTTGTAATCCTCCTGATAACTCTATTTCGTTGGTTTGTTTTGCTCTGCCTTCTAACCTATCAAGTATTTCCTGATAAGCCTTTAAGTCTCCTTTAAATGCCTTTTGCAATACCATCATATCCAATCTTTCCGCAACGCTAAATTCTTCTTTCTCACCAGTTATTGGATTGTTTTGTTGAGTTACTATTTCCAATAAACGAAGCCATCTAGTTTTAGAATTAGGCACTCCTTTTGGTCTGCCTTTAGGGTTTGCAACTTCCCCTTTCTTAAATGGGGTTAAATTTTGTTCATTAGCCATAATTTCACTATTGTTTCACTATTTTACAAAGTTACACCACAATTTGGACAAGTCGTGCCACCTACTGCATTGTCCTTTGGTTGTTCTATATCATTTGCGAATGCTGGTATGTCTAATCCCCAATTATCTAGGTCTTGTATGCTCCATTCGTTTGCCAATAAATCAAAATCCCAATCGCCTGTACTTACATTATCACGAACAATAAATTGTTTCTTTTGTTCTTCGGTTAAGTTATTAGCGTGAATAACAGGTACATCGGTTAACCCAGCTTCTATACAAGCACGATACCTTTGATTGCCACCCAAAATGACATTTTTTTCATCAATAACTATTGGGCGAAGATTAAGCATTTCAGGAAACTCCTGAATAGATTTAACCAATAATTTAAATTTAGCATCTCTGCAAATTCTTGGATTGTTTGGGTTTGGTTTGATTTCGTTGATGTTCATTATCGGTTTTTAGTTGGTGTTCTTATAGATGCAGTTTGTGGCACTTCTTTTTTATTTAGGTCTTTAAATCCTAACAACTTCGCACATTGGTAACATTTTACTTCGTGTTTTGGCAATTGTGATTCCCATACATAATCGGTAGTTATTCTACCACATTTGCACTTATATTCTCTTTTTGCGTAGGTGTCTTTCATTTAATTTAAATTTGCTACTTCTTTTTTATATATATCATTAGCCTCATTTAATGTTTTAAATGTTCCAAGATGTACTTGTTTTCTATTTTTATAAATTTTAACTGAATATGTTTTGTTTTTAGTAAATTGAACGCAAGGGTTTATTGAATTAAAATAATGTAAAATGTTTTCTCTATTATTACACCATTCTAAATTATTAACTATATTATTTGTTTTGTTTAAATCTTTATGATTTACTATGTCTTTATTTTCAATTTTAGGCAAAAATGCATTAGCCACCAACCTATGAACTGAATAATCTTTGCCACATAAAGTAACTCTATGATATCCATTTGTATCTTTAAATGGGGTTAATATTATTGCCTCTTTTCTTCTAAATGATTTGATATTACCAAAATTACTTACTTGGTATAATCCTATAAATCCCTGAATGTCAACAAATGTTTCTTTTAGCATTTTCCTTGTTTTACGTATGGTTTTGTAGGTTTGTCTTTCGGTCCATTACTTTTTTTGTACTTACCTTTTTTTCTTGTGCCAAAGTTTACCTTCCCAGCTGCGTTTAGTTTCGCCATTATTTATACTTTTCAATTAGTTCGTTTAATTCAGTCCTTGACCATTTCTTTATGAGCCTGTGTTGGCTTTCAAGGTGTAAAACCATTCGTTCGCCTATTTTATCAATTAGGTTTCTGCGATAGCCTATCAGGTGGAATTGGTCAAAGCCATTACAGGATTTACATTCTCCGTTGACATTGTACTCATCAAACCGAAGGGCTGAACTTCCCTTGACAGGAACATAATGCCCAGCATCCATACTTTCATAATCTTTAACCTGACCGCAACTAATACAAGTAAAATATCCATCTTGACTATCTCTAGTCCTTATGTATCGGTTAAATATTTGTTGAGCCTTTGCGGTTAATCTTGGGATTGATTGTAAAGCCATAATGCAAAATTAGGGTTTTATAGTACGAAAAACAACTATTCGGCTTTGGTAGGTAAAACGCTTCTTGTTAACAGGGTTTAAGGATTGTTTGATTTGGTATTCATTTACTCCTGTTATTCTTTTTGCGTAGGATATAGATTTAAATATTATTTCTTGTTTTGTGTCTAGGTATATCATTCTCACTGGCTGCGAGTTCTCTGCTCCGTTCATTTGCTATGTCGTTTAGTAATCTTGTTAATGGAATTAAAAATCCTTTGGAACTGTTATTATCACCTCCATTTTTAAGGAATAAGTTTTCTTTATAGTAAACCCTACAAACTTGTTTTAGTGCTTTAGTTGGAAATATTAATGCAGAATCTAATTCGCTTAATCTATAAATCCAATATTCAGCGGTGGTCATTGCTAATCCGCTGGGTTTATCTCTTGATTCGTATTCTATGAATAAATTACCTGTTTTATGTATTAGCCTATCGTTTTTTACTTCAATATGTTTTCCATTAGAAAACAATTCATTTATCCAATCTTCGGCTTTTTCGCCAAAGTTTAAATCGTGTGTAAAGCTGGATGAATATTTCATTTTAATAATCGTTTAATTTCGTAGTATAGGTCAAATGTTACCAATATGGTAATGGCTAGAATAAAGCCTATAAATATCCTTGTGAACTCAATTGTCAGTTTAAACAGTTCTTTCATAGTTGGTTATTGTAGTGCATCATTAAAGAATACTTTTTACATTGCTGGGTCATTGTTTCATCGTTAATCAACATATCATTTGCTTTTTTCGCCTGTGCCAAAAAGAATAACCTAACTTTTGCTTTTATGTCATCTCCTTGCTCTTTTGATATTTTAATCAATTTGCGTTTCCACATATAATCAAATACTTGGTGATTAATAAACCTAAAGTCTT